AACGTAACGTCGACCTCTATACCCACATTATGGCCAAAATGAACCATGATAAAACAGATTCAGTAATGCACCCCGACAGCCTATCGCAAGACCGCTTGACGGCAGAATTTGGTGGCCGATCACCTCCAAGTTCGTTGCACGATGGATCAATAGGAAAGCAGAACCGCAAAGGGACCGTAGCAACGTCAGTTGTTAACAGAAACTTTGTCGGATCGCCTTCCCTCTTGCAGGAATTAACCAAACGATTTCCTGCGTGGAGTTTCAATTTAAAGGGTGGATCTCGACATCCACACCCTTTAGGAGCTCTTGAAAGAGTAGTTTGTGAGGAAATGGCTTACAGGGTTTTGACCCGTGAATATAATGTCTCAACGATAACGGATATCGGCGGGAATGCCAACCGGCATGCGTTTGCTAAACGTTATAATATTCACAGCTGTAATCCAATCCTCTGCCCTGAAGATGCAGTGCGCCGACGCACTGAGAAGTATCACTGTAAAGCCGATTACTGTACCAATACTTCTGGTGACTGCGACAGAATTGTCGACGGTTACCTGTCGGTGCACTCGTTATATTATCTGTCGAGAGATGATATACTGCAGCTTTTGAAGAAATGCAACAAGGGCGTCCTTGTTGCTGTTGTTCACCGCTTTAACGATTTGTATGGTAGCATGCACGTTGTTGATGGCAAACCCGAGTCATTCTACACTTGTGCTTATGGTTCAAGTGGCCTCGAGGTTTCTATGACGGTGAATGGCAACACCACTCCTTACCGCCATTCCGCAATGGAATGGTTGAACGATGCCACATATTCCAACTATTATGGAACAATGTGTTGGACTGGCCGTGACTATGGTGATTCATGGGTTTATGAATTTGTTCTTTTGGATGAATCCGTTGCAAAATACTCATGGAACGCCGTACCCATTGTCGAACAAACCATGATGACCTCTGTTAAATCCAATTGTCATTTTGGTCCGATCAATGGAATCCGTAATTTTATGGATAACGGTGAACTAGCTCCTGTTCTTGAGTTTTTGAATCTTAAGTATTCTGAAATCTATAGCTTTGGAACTATGTTCGGTTTTACATTATTCACTACTGGTGATTCGCAACGTCGTGTATTAATACCTAAAAGTATAATCAACGAAGTCGCTGTCACTATGGTCGGTTTACCAAGGACTAAAGACGCCCTCCAAGTTTGTATAAGGACGATGAAACGGTATTTGAACAAGCTCTCCATTTCGGCTGAACTGAAACTGGACTGCGCCATTTATGGCTCAGCCCTTGCTTTCGTCGTCGGTCTAGATTCTGAGCTTGGGGCTTTTAACCAGCTCTGTAGTGCTGAGAAGCACTCAAAGTATAATGCACTCAACGGTGTACTTGCTTTGACCGGTGTTTGGAGCATTCGCAAGCATATAGGCATTCTGGGACTTTTGACCGGGATTCCCACTATTGCTCTTATGTTATGGCGAGTGAAAAATTTCAAACAACCACCTCTCAGCCGACATGCCAAGTTCATTACGGCTATGGTTTCAATTGGTACTGTTGCTTTATTGTCACGGCGCGTTAAGAACAACGCACCTGCCAACATAACTCAACAAATCTATGAGACCAATAGACAGTCAGCAGCGAGCCCTTCTTTTAGTGCGCCTGTTGTCTGGCCCAATGGACTTCCCGGATACCGTTCCGAAAGCAAACTGTTGACTACACGGAAGAATTGTACAATAGAAGTACCGGACCAGGATTCCCCACCTGACAAACCGCAGTTACATCCAAATTGTATTACTTTTTCTAACTACATCCCAATTGTCCCGTACAATGATTTAACAAATGAAGTTGTTGCTGTGAACAACCGTGCCCTCATGCAAGTGCCTGCGGTCGACACAGCTGTTTTCAAACTATGCACACAACCTCTCATTGATAGTCTTGTTGAACAAATGGGCATGATTTCTTATGAAGATGAATTGACTGATTTCGTGGCCTGGAACAGTTATTATCCATCAGAAAAACAAAAGCGTAATCTGCTTGCTTACAACAACCTGCACACGACTGGTTGGTTGAACCGCTACGGCGTTCGGAAAAGCTTTGTCAAACGTGAGGTAACCATTCCAAAAGACCATAACTATGGTTATGACTTCGAGGACATGGATCCACGTTTGATACAAGGCGTTTCTGACGAAGCCAATGTAGCATTGGGACCTTTCATGCGCAAGGTTAGCAAGCGACTCGCTGAGGTATGGAATGCGGATCACCGCGTGTTCTATGCCTCAGGGACGACGGGCTCTGATATAGGCGCGTGGAGAGAGAAGTTTAGTGACAGAAGTGTCACGTTGATCGAGATTGACCAATCGAGATATGATGCGCACCAAGGTGTGTCGTGTTATGAAATCGAAAACAGCGTTTATTCTGCTGTTGGGATCGACCAAACCAGTTTTGCCAGGGAATCCTTCTGTGCTCAGAGGAACACCATCGGTTATTGTTCAAATGGAACAAAATACCAAGTTGGTTACACCCGGAAATCTGGCGATCAAAACACTAGTGTTGGTAACTCCATAATTAATGGTATCGTTACTACTGCAGTACTCAACAAGCATGGTCTCACTGGGACCATGGTTGTCCTGGGAGACGACAATTTAATTGTCGTGGAAGGACGTGTCAAAGTGAACGAGCAATCAATTATCGATTCCTTTGAAGCCTATGGTTTCAAAGCAAAAGTTAAAGTTGCTTATGAATGGCACGAGGTCGAGTTTTGTTCTAGTCTATTTTGGCCCGTTCAAGATGGATATGTTTTAGGACCGAAAATTGGGAGACGGCTTCCAAAAGTCGGTTTTAATTTACGACACCTCGCCGACCCCTTCGTTAAAGGCATGTTAATTGGTTTCGACTTTGAAACAGGGGAACTACCATGTTTTCGTGTATACACCGCGCACTGCCTCAGTTTATTAACTGGAGTGGAACAACGTGAATACATCGACCCAGAACAACAATACAAAATCAAGGCCAGCAACCGGCCAGTATTTTGTGATGCTACAGCTGATTTCTTTTACGCCAGGTACGGTGTAACTGTCAAAATCGCAGAAACAACACTGAGAAAATCTCTCCGAACGGCTCATTCCATTCGACACATGATATCCTGGGAACTCCTCACTGAGGTTTTCACTAAGATAGATTGTTAGGAATGACCCGGTCACATAATCGATGCGGTACGGAAAATATTGTGGACCAAATTGGAGTGCCGGTAAACGGCAAAAATCCGTTTGTTCAAATCTCCCGAGCACCGATAAACTCGATGAAACCTGCAAAACCCACGATTGTGATGTTCATAATGCCCGCGCTGCTGCCAGCCGTTCAGCTCTTCAACAAGCTGACAGGAAATTTGTCAAGACAGCACAGCAGCACGGTGTCCTCGGTCGGACCATGGCAACATTAGTTAACATGGCCGGCCCAGGTACCACGCACCTGCGTGGGAGCGTTGCAGAAAAACCGGTCGTTATAAGTTCTATGGCGAAACAAACAAAGAACAAAACACAACAACAACCAAAGAAGAAAGTGAATCAAACGAACAAGGGTCCTTCCAGCACCCTCGGTCAGGTCATTCGAGCTCCAGTTAACATCGGAACTTCAATGACAGGACATAAACCCATTTCGAAGGCGACTACGAATGGAGTTATGTTAACTGGCCGTGACTATGGATGCCCCGTGTCAGCTTCTAATTCAACCTATTTTCAATTAGGAGCTGCGATTCCCTTGAACCCATCATACTTTAATGGTGGAGTTCTCGGTAACGTCGCTCGTGCTTACAACAAGTTCAATTTTCGTAAACTTGTCGTTCACTTCGTAACCCGAACACCCACATCAAGCAATTCAGAAATTCTGTTAACTCAGATTGATGATATCCAAACCGTAAATCCTGATGGTGCAGCTTCCAGTTTCCTCCCACGGACTATGTCACGACATGGTTCCGTGCTCGGACCACTGTGGGCTAACCACTCAATAACCGTTGACGTTAATAAACGACAATGGTGCACGGTCGATTGCATGCAAGACGCTGATATTAATGACAACACTTATGGTGAAGTCCAGGCTTACGTGTCTGGTCTCATCACCAAGAGTGATGTTGTCGGATACCTCGTCGTTGATTATACAATCGAATTTGCAGATGCTGTGTTCCAACCACGTTCAACTCTTCTCCCTTATGCTTGCGGACTGGGATCATTCCTCGGAATGTACTATGCCGCCGCGCCTGTTGCTGCTAATGCCGTTGCTTTCGCACAAGATGTACCTATTACAGCTGCTGGTACTGGCTCAATTTTCAAATTCACGATTAACAATGCCACTTCCACCTACTGTACTGGCCTCACTGCAGCGAATTCTTGGAACTCTTCTTTGTTTTACTTCTCGAATACAACCACTGAAACCTCAAGCACTAATGCCGTGTCGATAACGAACGGTATGGTAATCTACCTCGTGAAACGATCGACGACGGCAGCTGCTTATCTGACGTTGCAGAGCGCTATCGATGGATCAGCCTCAGGACAGTTGTTCTACCAGACTTCCAGTACTGCTGCTGATAACAATGGTATTCTTTTCGGTTTAATTTATCAAGTACAATATGGTCCCGCTGACATGAGTACCCCAACGTAAATGTGACTAATAGGCGACTAGCAGCCAATGCTAGACGGAACCACGACGATGCGTGGGAACTCCTACATGAGTTAATAAAATGTATCTTAAGACCTAATGGCGCCG